CGAGCAATCGCTGGACGGTCGACGAGGAACAACTCCTTCAAGTGAGCGTGTTGCATCTCACAAGCCATCTCTACGATGGTGCGGAAGACGGCCTGTTCCATACGACGGGGAGCGGAAACGGTGTTGATACGATTGATAGACATTGTATTGTATATACTATTTACTTTTAAACCAAGATTTTAAAAAATTTTTTCATTTTTTTTCATATACAATCGATTTTCTCAAAATCCTGCAACTCCTGCAACTTTTTCGCATTTTCCCCCAAGTTTTTTATAAAAAAAAAGTTCAGAAAATTTTCAGCAAAAAGTTGGGGGATTTTGCAAAAAAGTTGCAGGAGTTGCAGCCCTCAATCTTCACTATCTATGTGTTTATATATACATTTAAAAGATACTTGGTGTGGCGAGAACTTTCATCTTGTGCTCGTAGAGCTGACCGCCTTTCTTGAACGCAGCGGGAACGTGCTTCATCTTTCGACCCTTGTCCGACTCTGACTTCTTGCGACGTCCACCGCGCTTCTTTTGCACAGGGGCGGAGGCGGCGGCCTTCACCTCTTCTACGCTAAGACCAGCCTTCTGAGCCTGTTCAGGGAACTTCTTCAGGGCGGCGATAAGGTCTTTCGCGCTATTCATTGCTTTCACAGGCAATCCCTGGGCAACGGGTGGGACAAGACCACCGTCTGCTCGCAGATGGAATTCGCCGTGGTTAACTAGACCACCGTGCTTGTATTGAGAGTTGAGGTAGTTGGCAACAGGTGTGCCGATAATGGGCACTTTACCAAGCACCCAAGAAGTGCCGGCCTTAGCGGCCGTCTTAGCAACGTCTTTTACAAAGTTACTTACTTTAGCTCCCATCGTTTTTACTTTCTAGCTAGAAAATAAAAAAATTAAAAAATACTAAGTCCCTTTGACGCATACGGGTTCTTCAGGCGGTTCATCTGCTCTTCAATCGCCTTTGCTTCTGCGATGCGCTTCTGTGCTTTAAATACGTATTTCTGAACCTTCTCGTCGTCTTCTGAATCAGACTCTTCCTCTGAACTCCAATCCGACGTCTCTTCTGTCGTATAACCCCTCGGCTTACGAACAGGCTTTTTCGCTTGCGCTCGACCCGAAGGGTTCTTAGGCTTGCATGCAGGCTTTTTCGCTTGCGCTCGACCCGAAGGGTTCTTAGGCTTTGGCTCATCGTCCTCAGAGTAAGCATTCTGTCTAGTAAGCTTTAGGTTAGGCAGGTTACGGGGAACCGCACTTTTGGGGTGAGCAAGCAGTCCAGATGGTTCTTCATCAGAGTCGCTATCCTCTTCGGAGTGAGGCGGTGCCATAGGAGTAGTTGGAACCTCTTTCGGCTTTCTAGTATACTTGCGCTTTGGGGCGACGGGAAGAGCAACATACCCTTCAGGGATAGTCTCAGGCACCTTATCCAGAATACCCTTACGCTCTCTTGCCTTCTGCTTATTTAGAGCGATGAGCTTTTCGAGGTTGGCCTTTTGACGCTCGGTCAACGGCTTCTTCTCTCGAGCACGAACGGCGCGGTCAACCGTAGTAGGCGGAATACCAATCGGAGGAACTTCCTCTTTCTTAACCAAAACGACTTCTCCAGACATTGTTTTACTATTTGTCAAGACAAGAATTTTATTTATTTTTTTCATTCGAGTTCAATCCCATCGGCGCCAGGTTTAAATAGAACTTTTTGACGGTGTTGTCCGGTTAAAAAGTCCTTGAGCTGCTGCATGGAGGCCTTGGAGTAGTTTCTCATTCCCGCTAAGCGAGCAGCCTCACGTGATAAATCTTTACTGAGGTCGGGAACGGGGAGAGGTAAGATAATATTACGGCACAGCCAGATACCGTTCGCCCTTCCTTTCTGGAAGCCTGTTTTGTATTCAATAGATTGTTTCTGTTGTTTGGTGAGCATTTATTACTGTATCAAGATAATTTTTTCTTGCTTAATGATAAATGAGTGAGCTCACCAAAGTATTAGCCCCCTTTGACAATCAGAAAGATAGCGCAGATTCCAAGTCTCCTCTTCCCCTCAAGCCTTGTAATATGATTCTCTGTGGAGGTAAGGGTAAGGGGAAGACCACCCTCCTTCTTAACCTTATTACACGTAAGGAGTCTCCTTGGTATAAGCACTTCCATCTTATCTTCCTTATCTCTCCAACTGCCCGACGTGATGATAAGCTAAAGGAACTGTTGGAAGACATCGAAGACCAGTATTACGACACCTTAGACAACGAGGTGCTTACAGAGATATGTGACCGAATCGATAACTTTCCGTGGAAAAAGAAGAAGAAGAAACCAAGCTTCCTTATCATCTATGACGACTGCATTCATATGCTCAAAGGTAAGCGTTCCTCTAAGATTAACGAGCTCGCCACACAGAACCGCCATCGTAACATTACGAACGTCTACCTCTTACAGAAGTGGAACTCTTTCCTTCCTACTCTAGTAAGAAGCAACGCAGACTGCATCGCGTTCTGGCAGACGGGTAATAAGAAGGAGTTAGACTCTTTCCTGGAGGAGCAGAACGACGATGAGGAGAAGCTAATGTCGCTGTATAAGTTCGCCACGGAAGAGCCTTACAGCTTCTTCTTTATCAACCAGTATCACGGTAAGCCTAGGTATTATAAACGGTTTGATGAAATCGAATGGCGACCGAAAAGCAGTGATAAAAAATAAAATCTCGAGTAAGGATAAAGATGATATTTGAACAACGCGAAGTCTTTCAGCCTCACGCTCACCCGAGCCTAAACACCTTTTACGACGATTTGTTAATGAAGAAAGGCGGTCGCCGTAAGAAATCAAAACGTGCTTCCAGAGCTACCCAACACCTCCATAACGTGATTAAGATTAATATCGGCAAGCAGTTAGAGGAAGAGGTTAAGCGCGCCAAGCAGGGTCAGAACTCCTCCTTCTCTAGCTTTCGTCTAGCTCCTCCAAGTCTCAGTTTCGCCGCCCCTCCCTCTGTGATGCGTAACGAGTCTTATGCCGTCCCTAATAACCTAAGCACAAACACTCTAGCCCCGTTGCGCGCGGCGGGAAGTGTCCCTGAATATCAAGCCCCTCGTCCTCAGAACCAAAACGACTCTCCTACTAACCCAGCAGGAATCGTTCCCACTCCAGCCCGCTCAACGTTCGCTCCTCGGTATGGTGTGGCAGCATCTCCCCTCGTCAGTATCCCAGAACACGTCGAGGAGAAGTATCTGACTCAGGGCATGCAAAAGCCTACTGGTAGAGATAATTACGTTCCACCGAAAGGCGCCCAAGAAACTCCTGCTCCAAGCGGGTTCTTTCCTCTCCAGGGACAACAGCCCAAGGATAGACTAAAGGAGTTTGCTCAACAGAAGAAGGGTGATTCTCTCGCTCCCCCGTCAGAGGAGGAGATGGCGGCTGCCCGTTCAGCGGTAGGTTCATTCTTCCCGAAGAGAGCAGAACCAGGTTCGGGTGGTGGCTACCGCTTCATTGAACCTCCTATAATGGGAATCGCTGAAGTAGAGGAGATGAAAAGAGGTGGAATTCGTCGTAAAAGTATTTTCTAATGTATAGATAAGATGCCTATTCCCCCCAATTTCACCGCTGGAGGACTTCTCCTCACTCTCGTAAAAATTAAGGAGCAACCACACCGCTGGCTCTATCACTATGTTGACGACTTTGGTCAGCCTCACATCAAAACGGTGATGAAGGAGAAAAATTATTTTATTTCTTGCTTAAAGAATAAAAATGTCCCTTCTTGACCAAATCAAGTTGCCTCCTCTACCTCCCGTTGTAGGTGTGAAGGCTGACGTTCCGCTCGACGACGCACCACTCGATGGCAAGCGCTTCATCATCGTTCTCTCCCGTGAGATGGCAGAGGAGGATAAGCAAACCTTCCGTCAGCACGGCAAGGTGCTTGAATGGAGTCCTAAGCTATTAAACATCTCTTTTGAACAGCTCGAGTTCGACTACCTCCTGATGGATGTCCGCACCAAGGAGGCTCGTCTGACTCTGAACCGCCAGGACTTGAGTAAGTATCACAAGGTGTCCTATGTCTGGTGGGTGCAGAAGGGAGTAGACGACTTTCTGCTACAACTCGAGACGGTAGAGATTTCGAGTATCCCTCAGCACGCCATCAACCGCAGAGATTTTGAGGGTATGCTACTCAACCAGAAGATTCCTGCCCCAAGTCTAGTAAAGTCTTTTTTACGGTTACTAAAGAGTTGTGTCAGTGGCTCGTAGGCCAACTCTGGGAAAGAGCGAAATCTGCCTTCCAATCATATATTTATTCTAAGCTGTGTGCAATTCCTTAAAAAATTTCTTTTCTCTAGTAAGAGTAAAGAATGCCACTCGTCCAGTTCTATATCACGCCTTCCACAAACGGAACCTACTTCCAAGTCCCGATTCAGGGAAAGTGTTGCATCCGTGTGCTCGCCGTGCAATATCACGATACCGCTAACCAAAACACCAACCGCCTGATTCAAGTTCAGTCCGACGGTCTCTACTTCCCCTACTCGCCCATGCGCTACATCTCTCTTCTTACCCATCCGGTAGGTTCAATTAACTACGACAACTCAAAGATTGACTACCATATCCGTAACTGTGTGTTGAACGGTCAACTGATGCTCAACGTGGTAGACTTGGCTACAGGAGCGACTCCCACCGGTTTTACTCAGTGCCTGCTGACACTAGAGGTAGAGCACATCAATGAGGAGTTCCATACAACAATGTTGCAAAAATAAAATAATCTTGATTGATAGTAAAATGTTCGCCAAGCATCCGTTTAAGATGGGACGCCAAGGTGTCACTCATATCCCTCCGAAAGAACAGATTTTCTTAAACCAACCAGAACCTCCCGTAGTAGATAAACAACAACTCGAGCCGATACGTATTGTAAAAAAGCCGGAAGAACGAAAGAGAAGTAAATACCAAAGGGGCTAAATTTTAAAAAAAAAATTTTCTTATCTTTGTGAATAAGAAAAGATGTCTCTCCATTCGCTCGGTTCCGATACTAAATACATTCTGCCCGCTTCGCAAGACGCCGTTCCTGAGGCCTGGCACTCCAACCGTATGGCTAAGCCGGTTGCCTGCTCTCTGCAGACGGTGAACGTCCCATCCCTGTCAGGCACTCAGTCTGCTGGTGGCTCGTCCATCATCCAGATTCCTTGCGGTTCGTCAGCGGGTATCATGCAGAACCCCTATGTTCGCTTCACCGTGCAGTTTACCTCGGCTGCTGGTGTGGCCAACTCTTCCTTCTACTTCAAGGGTGCTGTTCGCGCTGCCTCTGCTTGTCTGTCGCGTCTGACCACCTACGTCAACTCCGTTCAGGTAGACAACATCCAGAACGCTTGGGCAACTTACGACCAGATTCTCGCCCACTCCTCGTCCAACGACTGGCTGACCCACGACGGCACTCTGATGTTGGGTTCTGGCGTGCAATACTATCAGCCGGCTGCTGGTGCTACTTCTTCTCAGTCCTACACCTTCTGCCTCCCGCTGTTGGGTATGTTGGGCTCGCAACAGGCATTTCCGCTGTATTTGGTCAACGGAACCTTGCAGTTGCAACTTGATTGGCAGCCATCTGTCAACAATATGTACACTGCTGGAACAAATGACCCGGTATGGACTGGTGTCAACTTCTCTAACGTTCAGCTTGTCTACGATAAGATTCAGCCTGAAGCTAGCTTCGTGGATAAGATTCGCTCTGACATGGTATCCGGCAATCACAAGTTTGTCTTTGGCTACACCAACCTTGCCAGCGTTACCCTGCCCATCACCGCGGCCGGTCAGTACACCCTCAACTACGGTGTCAACGCCTCGTCGCTCCGTGGTGTCCTGGCTGCTCAATACAATACGGCCAATCTGGCGTCGAGCGGCGATGCTCCTGCCTTCCACAACAATATGACTCAGTTCCAAGTCTCGTTAGATGGTCGTCTCATCTCCTCAGTCGTGCTGGATGCCACCGTCAACCCGGCCTTGGTGTTTGCTGAGTTGCAAAAGTGCCTGGGTCGCGTGTTTGACGCTTCGATTACTGACCCGATTGTCAACACGGCTACCGCCGCCCAGGCCTCGGCGAACGGTAATGCCTCGGGTGGTGATTACCTGACTCGTTACTTTGCTGTGGGTGCTTCCGCTCAGCGTTGCAACGAGGGTTTGGCGTTCTCGGGCTCACCGTGCTCGATTCTGTCCGTCCAGACTTCTCTGTCGGCTACCCTGAACAACTTGGCCTACGCGAACTCGACAATGTTTATCATTATGATTGCTGACTTCCAGCTTCTGGTTGATGCCTCGGGTAGCATTGAGATTGTTCGTTAAAATTAAAAAATATCTTCTTACTATAAAGTAAAAAGATGTATCGTAACCTATTCAAAAGCCTTCCTCTCCCTATTCCATTTGGGCCTCCCCACTTTGCTAACGGAGGGAAAGTTATCGCTCTCCCACACAGCGACCTCAATCGCCTCCAACCAATGCCTTCACTGCATACGCACAAACTTTACGCAAATGGTGGTGAGGTAGAGGAAGAGGAGGAGGATATCGAATTCCCATTCCCCGAACTCAAGGAGGAAGAGGCTGGAAAGAAGAAGAAGAAAAAGAAGAAGACTGTGTTTGATGCTGTTCAAGCAAAGAAGGATTTGAAGAAACTAGAAGGAATGTTAGAGAGTGCTTATAAGGAATTGGAGAAAAAACCAAAGTCAAAGTCTCGTATGGAAAAGGTAAAGAATATCCTTGAGCTGATTGACCATATTTCTGCAATGTTAAAGAAGGAAGAGCAACGCGCAGATGTCGACCGTTTCCATGCACTAGACGATGTATACCACCGTTTGAATAAGCTACGCATTACCCTAAATAAAGAAGTCAATCAGGACGAGGTTCGTAAGGCAGTTGCTGAAGGTCGAAATATCAGAAAGCTTATTGATAAGATTGAGGATAAGCTCACGGAGAAAGAGGAGCGTGAGATTGAATCGGCGGCGGAGAAGGCTGTGTATCGAGAGCCTGAGAAAAAGTATTCGCATATTACTTACCAGAAGAAGCGTGGTGGAATGGTGGCAAACCCTCTGCCGGCGAGTGATGTTGACCGTCTGATTCCTATGCGCAAAAAGGGAGGGTTGAGAGTATAAGTAAAATCTTTTCTCATATAAGAGTAAAGATGCCATATCATATTTCTGCATTACCTCGTGGAGGCTACAAAGTCTTCCACGGACGACACGCGTTTAGCAAGAACCCTCTTCCGTTGGAGAGGGCGAAGAAACAACGGACTGCTCTTGTTCTGTCGGAGTTACGGAAAGAGGGTCGTATACCGTCCCGACCTTCTCCCTCTTGACGATGGGTGGAAGAGTAATCTTTTTCCGTTCATACTTTCTCTTTGGGTGATATTCAGGATACTCTACCGCCCAACAGAGGTTAGTGAGATTGATGAACTCGCCCATCTCTTCCTGGCGACGCGCCTTACGACGCTCATAAGTGGTTTTCCGATATTCCTTTACCTTTTCTGGATGCGATGCCAGCCATTTGCATGTAGCCCTCTTCTGTGCTTCAGTATAACTAGTGCGAATAATAATCACCTGGGGTGTTGACATTCTATTGTATATATGTTTACCTTTAAGCAAGATTTTATTTTAAAAAAAAAATTCATCGCATATATAGTTGATTCAAATGAAATCCTGCAACTCCTGCAACTTTTTCTCAAAATCCCCCAAGTTTTTCATCAAAAAAAAGTTCAAAAAATTTTCATCAAAAAGTTGGGGGAAAATGCAAAAAAGTTGCAGGAGTTGCAGGATTTTCCAAAATCGATTGTATATGAAAAAATGAAAAATTTTTTTTTAAAATCTTGACTTAAAAGTAAATATATATACAAACTACAATGATTCAGGCATCTGGAAATTACACTTCTACGAACAAGGAGATTCCTCACGTGACTCCGACCGTTGATGACTTGAAGGCGGGCAAGTATGTCTTTGAGTATCTGCATCAGGTTCAGTGCACTCGTTTCTATGCGGACTTTGACTTGAAGGTTGAGGTGTCTGATTCGGTGTTTGATGCCCTGCGTGCTCACGCCAACCTGTCCTTTCGCAACTTGTGCAATCGGAAGAAGGGCTACGTCTACACGGACGGCTCCTACCGCATTCAGGACAAGAAGAAGCTATCGTTCCACATCATCAACCGAGACATCCAGATTCACAAGCCTAGCTTCACCTGGAAGTCCCCGTATGGCGAGATGATGAAGAAGGAGTTGCTTGAAGCATTCGTGGACGAGATGACGGTGGATGGAACTCGTGTCCAGCCCTACTCACTGTTTGCATCTGGTCTCGACGATGAGGTATACGGCAACAAGGTATGCTTCCGTCTCCCCTACGGAACCCTTACCGGACAGGTTGACCCGCGTAACGATAAGCCTTACCCACATACCCCGATGATTGATACGGGAGACATCTCTGACTACTTTGTTAGCATCGCGTCTGGTGAAAAGCATCCGATGGTGATTGGTATGGCGCTTGCCTACTCGATGGAACAGAACAAGAAGAAGGAGATAAAGGAGGAGAAGGAGATGAAGCGAGAGATGCAGGGAGACGGTGATGATGAACCCATCAGCGATGAGCGTAAGGAGAAGATGATTGAGTTGCTAGCAATGGTCAAGAAGGAACGCTTCTGTGGCTACGGTGAATGGCGCAAACTGTTGTGTCTCATCAAAGGTAATGAACTCCCTCGCCAGCTCTTCCTAGAGATATCAGAAGAGTCTGGCTACAAGAACTACTCTGAGGAGTCATGTCTAGAGGAATGGTTCAAGCTACCAAAGGAGAGAACGTGTGGCTTCCCTACCATCCACAAGTGGCTCGACGAGGATGGTGTGAACTGGAGAACGACTACCGCCAAGGAGGGTATGATTCCTGACCTCCTACGTTCCTACCACGACTGTGGAGAGTTGACGGACAAGGCTGTAGCGGATATCTTCTACAAGTATTACAACACCTCCCTCTACTTTACTCCTTGTGGTTGGTTGCACTACAACGAGAAGCGTGGGTGGGAGGTTGGTGACTCGACCAGCATCATCCACCCCTTGATGAAGTTTGTCGGTGACTCTCTCATCGAGTATATCAAGTTGATGAAGCCTCGACCGGACGAGGAGGATAAGGACTTTAAGAAGCGTAAGCTGATGCTACAGAAGCAGGGCAACCGTATGTGCACTCAGGCTGTTTGCGCGGCCATCATCAAGACAGCGCAGACACTGTTCAAGAACGACAACATCCTAGAAGAGTTTGACGCTAAGCCTTACTGGTTCTGCTTCTCAGACTTCAAGGCGATTGATATGAGAACGGGAGAAGTGGTAGCTATCAAGAAGGAGGACAAAATCATTACTACATGCGGATACCCCCTCCCTGTTAGAGATGACTTGATGATTGCTGATGCTAAAGCGTTTATCGAGACGCTGGTGGAGCCGGAGCACTACGACTCGTATATGTCGATGCTGTCGTGCAACTTTTACGGTGACCCGAACAAGAACCAGAAGGTGTTCATCCATACCGGTAGTGGTGGTAACGGTAAGTCTCTCGTAGGCTTGCTCCTCCAGAAGACGCTTTCTAACTACGCTGGTGTCTTACCCATCGACCAGCTTACCAAGGACTCCAAGGGACGTGATGATGCTAACAGCTCCCTGGCCGCGATGCGTGGTAAGCGTTATGCTCAGTTCAACGAGCCGGAAGACTGCAAGGAGACCAAGCTGAAGATTGCTCGAGTCAAGGAGTTATCGGGTGAGGATAAGGTTATGGTTCGACACTTGCACAAGGATGCCTTTGCGATGACCATCTCCTTTACGATGAATATCTTCTGTAACGAGAAGCCTAAGATGAGCAAGTCCGATGGAGGTATCGAACGTCGTCTGGCTGTCTTCCCGTATGTCTACAGCTTTGTTGATGAGCCGGATGAAGAGGACGCTTACCAGAAGCAGAAGGATGACTCGCTCGGTGAGAAGATGAAGTATGATGTAGCCTTCCGTCACGGCTTCCTCTACCTATGCCTTGACCACTGGCGTAAGACCAAGGGTGTGTTCATCTGTGGTAACAATGTCAAGGAGGCGAACAAGGAGTATATGCTCGAGAACAATCCTCTCTCGGAGTGGTTCACTTCCCGGTATGAGGCGAGTGATAAGTATATCTTTTCAAAGGACATGCACAAGGAGTATGTGGCAACTACGAACAATGAGTTGTCGGTAATTTCTTTCAACCGCTTCCTTAAGCAGTTGGGTGTAAAGGTTGTAACAGATAAGGCACAGGGAACAAAGGTGTTTGTTCAGAAAAAATAAAAAAATATTTTCTTGGTTCATATACAGAATAGTTTATGAACTTTCAACACGACTTGAAGTTTGGTCAGCAATGGGAGAAGCGTCTTGCCCACGACCTGAATCTCTCTGATGCTACCGTAGAGTATGCTCCTCAGAAGCGCTTCTATGATTACGACGTAAAGATAAACGGAACCTCCTATGAGGTGAAGGCTGACCGTAGAGCGGCTACCACAGGGAACCTCTGTATCGAGTATCGGTGTGGAGGGAACCCTAGTGGTATCAACAAGACAAAGGCTGATGCATACGCTTACTATATCATTGGTGATGTAGTAGAGTTGTATCTCATTCCTGTCGCTGATATCAAACAGTTCATCGCTACGAACAACTGTCATGCGGTGAGAGGTGGTGATGGTGGACGAGCAGAGATGTATATCACCCCCTTGCGACATTTTGAAAAATATAAAATTATCTTGGATAGTTTATAAAATGATTACACCTCAAGACTGGGAGTCCGTCATCTTTGACCGTAACGCCATCAGCTTCCCTATAGCAGTCAGCCAAGTCTCTAGCCACGAGACACAGATGGACTGCTCTGTGATACTCTGGAAGAAGGAAGGCTTTCCTCGTATAGTCAAGTATAGCTATAGGGAGGAGCTCATCACTGTACAGGTGTTGCACGGTGAGGCTCCCTACCCAGAGTATAGCTTCCCCTTCCGACAAGGAGAAGACTTTGGGAGATTGATACAACTCCTACTCACCAATGAGCTGCAACGTAATCTAGAATAGGTATAAACCCCTATAGAAGTGTGAAATGTATCTATCATAAACCAAATAAGAGCATAAAATGTCTATATTGAAGGTTTAAACCGCTAGAGGAGTATATATAAAAAATTTTTTATTGATATATCTAGGCCTATTTTAATGCTTTTCAGCTTGGTTTACGTGTTATTCTGGTTTATATCTAGTATAATTTGCTATACTAGATGGTTTATACATCTTACTTTACCTGACACTCATAAAATTTTCTCTACCTATAGTAAATGCCATACCACATTCAGCCATACACCCTTTCCAAAGCTCGTAAGCTAGGCGTTGAAGTCAAACCCTCACACTCTGCTAACAAGAAGCTTGACGTCTTTAAGGACGGGAAGCTAGTAGCCTCTATAGGAGACGTAGCCTATGGAGACTATCCTACCTTTCTCAAAGAGAAGGGGAAGGTGTTTGCAGAGGAGAGACGTAAGGCCTACCGCCTCCGTCACGCAGGGGATAACCGCCTCGCAGGATTTTACGCAAAAAATCTTCTTTGGTAATAGTAAATGTTCTACTACAACGACCAAGGAAAGAAGATACGAATACTCAATACCAAACCACGCAACCTCTCTGGTGGAGGAATGATTAAGCCGGTAAGAGGACACCCTGTGAATCACAAGGATGATACCATCAACAGTGTACTAGAGTATGGTAACCTCGTCGTACCCGTCCCTGTAATGAAGAGCGGGGTGATGGATGAGTACAAAGGCCCTATCACAGGCCCGGTGCAAAAGGATAAATCACGATTAGCAAAGACTATCGTGATGCCGGATGAACTCGTCGTTCACCGTAAACACGCGGCAAAGGTAGAAGCCTTCCTACGACGCAAAGGTATTACACTGCCCCTGGGAGGGAAATGAGCCTAGTCAACTTATTCATACGCTCCTCAGTTTGCTTCTGATACGCAGCAAACTGGTCATTGAGGTTATTGAGCGCCTCTGACATTGCTACTGCGTGCTTCTCCAAGAGTTCATTACGCTCGGTGAGAAGTTGGATTTGCTTTTGTTGCTTATTAATTATTCGCTGTTGCTCATTAATCATTCGCTGTTGCTCTTGAACAGCTCCAACCAGATGTACAATGTAGTCGTTGTACGACATACCCAATCGTGAGCCATCATCTTCCTCTGTTTTCACGTTCTCGTTACACCATGTACTAACACAGTGGGAATTACTCTCCTGAACTTCTTGTGCTATGAAACCAATATGACGCTTCTCCTTTACTTCTTGTGGGACGGGATTGGCTAACTCGTAATACTTGCGACGGTAATGCTTCGGTTTGAGAGCCATAACACGGGATAGTGATTTATCCGTTTTCAAGTCTTGAATGTCTTCTTTTTCTCTCTCATCTGAAACGTTCTGCCATCCTGCGGCGTTCGTATAGGCACATTGAACTCCGTTAAAATTAACAAAAGTATTTCCGGCAGATATTGACAGAGGTAACCACGCAACACCTGGTGCTAAGGAAGTAATATAACCTGTATTAGCTTGATTTCCTAAATATAAACCTGCTGTATTCTGATTTTGCGCATCCTCTGAAATCAAAATACCATTAGCATTTACAGGCCAAGCTCCTGTATTTGAAACGTTTCCTGTGACTACTCCTCCCATTACACCTACAAGCGTTTGTCCGACTTGACTACCCAATGAAATCTGTCCAGTTGTGCGAATGCGCATACGTGTATTTGCTACAGAGACGGAGGTGGAAGCATCATTAGAACCATTATTAACATTAACACAAAAATGTAAATCTGCCGATGACCAACTACTCAAAGCATTTGCTATAATCGCACACCGATATGCTGAACCTCCAGAGCTCGTTGGGTCAAACGGCGTTCCTAGATATAAAGTAGCATTTGACCCTTCGTTTCCAGAAGCGATAGCCAATGATGCTCCTTGTCCAGCACGAGATATTAATCCAGTCGTGAATTGGTACGGATTGTAGTTAGCGATAGAAACAAACCCGTTCTCTTTCACCCGCATTCGAATATTCTCGGCTGTTCTGTTCGAGGTTGCCCCATCATACGTATCAAACATTATCTCGGCTGCTCGTAACCGAATACGGTCAGGACCTGAACCATTTGAATTGTCGTTACCCTTAAACAACAGTAGTTCAGTGTTTTCAGCACCTGAGTAGTTCCGATTTTCAATGACACAGTTATCATATGCTACATCACCAGCCGTTCCACCCATAAAGATGGTCGATTGAGCATTGCCTTCTGTTCCTACGTAGAGTTCATTGCGAATACGTCCTGTTCCATTCACATCTAATCGATAAGATGGTGTGGTAGTTCCAATTCCCAACCGAGCAGAGCTATCCACAAAAAGAGCTGTGGTAGGGGTGACACCATTTGCGTTACCCGTACGAACCCATAGACCACTGAATACGTTCATCTTCATCCCATCCCAGGCTCCCTGACCATCGAGGTTCAACCCATTGTTATAGATGCTATGATTCCAGTCCTGAATCGCATCAGAAAAGATAAGACGGTTGCGATAGAGACAGGTGTTTCCATAAGTCACAAGGAGTGTATTACCTTCATAATTAGAGATAGGCGACACGACTGGGCCAACCCGTAGACCAGCACCGTTCAGAGTCATCATACTCGTTGTACCATCATACCATCTATGAGTCGCAGTCGATGGCGTTCCATACCATAGCGTTCCACCATTAATCCCAAGAGCATAGGGACACGCGCCAGCATTACCAGGCCACAATACCAAGCGAGTTCCGTCGCCTCCATTTATCCCATTGGCTGGAGCTCCGACCGTTCCATTATGGAACTTGCCTTTACCAAACACATCTAATTGAACATCTGGAGCGGTGTTTCCAATACCTACATATCCTTCATCTGTTATTCGCATCTGTTCAGCGAAGCCACCCCCATCATCTGTGTAGAAACGAAGGTCGGTTGCGTCATTCGAGTCCAGATACGACCTGATGTAGGACGATACATTGGCTGCATTGTTCTTACCAAACATGAAGCGAAGGCTCACATACTGTCCAGAACTAAAGGTTGCGTTTTGAAGCGTCAGGAATTGCGTGCTTCCATCGTGGTAGATATTAAAGACCCCAAGAACGTCTGATGTTCCAATACCAACAGAGCCTCCGAGTGGGTTGATAAGTAAGGATGTTCCGTGGTCAAGACCCGAATAATAATCGCTACTCTGAATGGTCGCACATGCTCCTTGACCAGCTGTATAATAAGAACCCATGTAGAGACGCTGACTGTTCGAAGATGCTACGATATTATAGCTTGGAAGAGGATTGGTTGCTCTATCCGCATATGGATTAGCGATAGAGTTTGTTAATATACCCGTCATGGTATCACCTGTTTTCAACACTCGAAGAGCATCCTGTGTATTCACATAGGAGGTGGAAGCCTTTGAGTCTATCTGCGTCTGAATCGCAGAGGACACTCCTGAGAGATATCCCAGCTCTGTAGTCGTTACACTAGAAGCCTGGACAACGGCTGAACCTGATAACTGTAACACACGCGAGGGAGTTAGACTCGATAAAACGATAGGTAATGAACTACTAAAGGTGTTTGTTCCTGTGAAGGTTTGATTCGCAGCTAGAGAGGCTTTTAGAGCCAGACCACTATCAACATACGTCTTGTTCGTATAATCATCTCCTGTCGAAGGCGTTGCTGAGGACTGTACCTTGTACGAGCCAATGATGATATTCTGGTTGGCGTTTGACCCCGACAAGTTCAGTTTACTATTCAACTGCGTCTGAATATCACTCCCCACGTTATCTAAATAGTCCAGCTTAGACGCATCCGTTCCTGATGCGACGAGTTGCTTCTTATCATTAAGGATAGGGACTTTGGATGCCGTCAGCAGAGGTAGTGTCACCTTCTCCAGTTCCACACCCACCTCGTATCGCTCCAGACCAAACCACTTCAGGGTAGCACCTCCACCCGCTGTGAACAGGGCGAGGATGACATAGGGATAGGATGCCGTAAAGGTCTGATTCATTACTCGAAAGATGGTCGAGTTGGCGTTAAAGTACTCGCTTACAATCGATGCGTTAAACGTTGTACCATTACTCGACTGATACATAACCACATTCGTGTCCGATGTATCTGAGCCTAGAACATTGATGTACACTCGATAGCGCTGTCCTACAGTAAGCGCTGCTCCCAGAATCACAGTTCCCATATCTTGTGATGAAGTGGATTGGTAGACACCAAGGGAATTCGTAATCGTTCCAAAGTATTGACCCACTGTCACCGACGCATCATTTACGGCTTGTTTATAGTTTGGTCCTACCTCTACCACCGTTCCGATGTTGGCCACTTTAGTCGCTGGTACAACGAGGTTGTCCGCTGTCAGTTGGGCAGTGTAGGTAACGTCTCCAATCACAGTCTGTGGGGTCGTGGTCACTTTATCCAGAAAGGAACCGGCTATCGACACGACAAGATTAGAGATTGTTGAATCGAGAAGCTGCTTGTTGACTACTTCTGGGTTAGTGGTTGCGATATGCGTCGTCTTGATGATTTGAGAGTTTGCATCAATCGTTTTGTTAGCGCCTGTGTAAGGTACGAATTGGTCTGGATTAAATAGAACTCCGTCTACGTAGAGAGCGTCCGTGCTCAAGGATTGTGTTCCATCGATTGTAAGTGGGAAAAACGGTTGTGTGATACCATTAAGAGACATTCTCTTTTATTATTATCTTGGCAAGATTTTAAAATGAACAAAATCATCGAAGCTATAGCATCTCTTATCGGAGATGACCGCCTCCCTAAAAGCTTTCGTAAAACCCTTGAACAGTACGGAGATGCCTCTATCTCTCGAATCGAGGTCGTACGAGAGCCTTTAAGCCATTTAGCAGAGGGTATGATGACGTTAATAACAGCGGGGAAGTGGGAAGAGATACGTAAGAATTTTGACAAAATATACCATCTCTATGCTATCCTCTATACCGACAAAGGTAAACTCCTCCTTGAAAAGAATCAGACTCCTGTCTTGTGGCCAAAGCTTCCCCATCGCGGTAAAGAAGCAGAGAGTATCAACATCATGACAAACGGTATCAAGGTGGCTACTCTTATACAGACGACTATTAAAAAAGTTGGTCTTGCGAGCTATGTCAACTACGACGCATTCCGTAACAATTGTCAAGTCTTCATCAAGAACCATCTACTCTATAACGGACTTTGGGAACCACAAGCTGAAGGCTTTATCCTACAAGATACTAAGAAGATGGTGGAAAATACTCCAAAATTTAGTAAGTGGGTGGGCAAAGCTATCACCGACATAGCTGGAAAGGCTGACACTGCCATACAAGAACTCATCTATCGCAAAGGCGGAAAAGTAAAAAAGAGACGGATTGGGTTGTAGATATAAGCTATAAGATGATAAAGATTGAAAGCTGCAACTCCTGCAACTTTTTTGCATTTTCCCCCAAGTTTTTCATCAAAAAAAAAGTCAAAAAATTTTCATCAAAAAGTTGGGGGATTTTGCGAAAAAGTTGCAGGAGTTGCAGCCCAATTCTCAGACTTCTTGTAAGTTGTATATCCCCAAAAAATGGGTAAAAAAATTTATAATCTTACTAGACTATAAAATGGCCTTCAATCTGAAATACTACAAGGGAATCACCACTTCCCAGGAACTAAAGAACGCAGTGCTACCAGTCTTAGTCCCCGATGGACAGATTAAAGGTATTCGTGTGACTCCTGAAGAACAAGAACGCTTTTTAAAATCTCCACTAGTAGTAATAACCAAAAATGACGACAACCGAAGTGATGCGCTATACGTTCCACGTGAACTCGGCACAGCGTAGTCAAGGCTCAAACACTGACTTCACCGTGAACTTTTCCCAAGTTCTAGGCCTCCTCTCAAAAGGTGGTCAGTTCCAAGTCACTGTATCCAACGTCCAGATTCCCTTTACCTTTTACCAACTCTCTGCCACCTCCAACCTCAATCGCCTGCCAGTCTACCTAAAGAACGCAGTCGATGTAGCGGGTCGTAATACTACCATTACGCTAACTCCCGGTAACTATACTCCCTATACTCTTATCACAGAGCTAACCAATCAGCTTACTACTGCATGCACGCAGGTTGGTATCCCAGGCTTCACTCCCTTTACTCCTACGTTTAGTATTACCTACACTCCTACCAACGGTCATATGACGTTTGGTCTAACTGCGCCTGCCGGCAGTCAAATCAATCTGTTGTTTAGTAGCACAGATATTACACAGCTACTAGGTTCCTTCTTCGGAACACTGACCGATATTAATATGAGTCCTACTGCTAGTCCAGTGCCGTCGAGCACTCAGCCGTGTGTATTGAACCCTGTAAATTACCTATTGATTCGCAGTAACCTGAAGCAGTTCCGTAACCGTGAGTTCATTACTCAGCAGGATGATGTCTCCGATATCCTCTATAAGATTCCGATAACTACCGCTCAGGGAACGTGGATTAGCTACTACCAAGAGTCGGAACCTGTATATATTCTAGATACGATGATACCAAGCATCAACTTTTACCTGACCAATAACCTTACGTATGACCCTATGAATCTACAAGGCATCCCTTGGAGTTTCTCGTTTACGATTAAGGAAGTTGTCCGCCCTACGTATGAGAGCATTATCACTACCCAGATTCAAAACATATTACCTTTGACCAATGAAGAAAAAGAAAAGAGAAGTAAGATAGAAGAATTGCAGCGTCAGAAAGATGACCTTCTAAAGAGACTTGATGTATACCGAAAGAGAATCAGTCGTCGTCCTCGAGCGGGGGAAGGGTTGAAACGTAATCTTGAATCATCTCCTTCGTAATAAGAGCTCGCACAGCCGCAGCCGCTAGAATCACTTCTCTGTCTTCATCGGGAGAGATGGCACGAGCATACTCTTCCGTAACCTCAGCCAATACCTTTTCGACTCCACGATTCTTTACTCCATGGATGAGGTAGGGGAGATAACGGTCTTCCGTAATACCGCTGCGATGGATGTTCTCACAGAGGTAAACAAAGACAGCGAAAAAAGACTCGTGACGAGCGCGAAATTCATCCCATACAGTCATATATTTCATCGTGTTGTGTGTGTTGTATATACAATACAAGACTTTAAATTAAAATTTTTTTTTCAGTTTTGAAAAAAAAGATAAAATTTTTTCTTGCGTATTTTATAAATGAGTGAGTTGTGCAAGATTTTCCGAGAAAACCGTCCTGATTTGAGTCAAGGTAGTTTACGCACATATTGCTCTATCGTTAAGAACCTTGGTCTACAGCTTGATATCCCGATTCATAAACCGGAGGATGTTATCAAGCACTACAAGCGTATTGAAGAGCATCTAGAGGAAGTCCCTCCTAGCGTCCGTAAGACTCGCCTAAGCGCCCTTATTGTCTTTATCGACAAGACCAAGGGTTCCGAGGAGGCCATCGAGTGCTTCCGCGACCAGATGATGAGTGACGGTAAGAAGAGTGAAGAGGAAGCTCTCGAACAGAAGCTATCCGAACGCCAGAAGGAAGGTATGATGACCTGGGATGAAGTAATGCAACGCTATGAAGAGCTAGAGCACGAGGTCGAGCCTCTCCTACGCAAGTCTTCCCTTGATAAACGTCAGTTTCAACGTGTCCAGTTATACGTGCTGTTGAGCTGTTATGTGCTCATCCCTCCGCGTCGCAGTCTCGACTATACCGAGTTCCGCCTACGTAACGTTGACCCGGATAAGGATAACTACTGGGAGTATGATGTTACGGGAACCGGACGTAATAAGAAGAAGACGCCCAAGTTCATCTTTAACGTCTATAAGACTGCTCGTAAATACTCTCAGCAAAAGGAAGAGATACCCGATAAGCTACTACAGATTATCCTTGCATGGGAGAAGCTGAATACCCACGACTACCTGCTAATGAATACTAAGCAAACGAATAAAATTACTCCTACCCAGCTCACCAACCTACTCTACTCGTTCTTTGACAAGCCGGTATCCACGAGTATGTTGCGCCACATCTACCTCACGAACAAGTATAAGGACTTGAACTTGAAAGATATGACAGAGACCGCCTCTGCAATGGGTCACTCTGTGGGAGAAGCAATGAAATACGTCAAGCGTTAATTGAATCTACTCTCTAGTAAGAGATTAGATAGTTACCTTATTGCTGGAAGAAGTCCTCATAACACTTCATTGCCAAGTAAGCTTCTTCATACGTCTCCTCCGAGGGAGACTCTCTCCACTTAGCAACCGCTTTCTTGGCTTCCTTCATATTGTAGTTGACGATTCTATTGATGCTCTTATCAGAAGAGAGCTTTAACAGAGTAAGAGACTTATCACACACCTCCTCATACAGGCTAGCACGGTTCTTAGCACGAGTTTTAGGGTCGTATTCGACGTAAGCGTATAGCGTTTGGTGATAGTTGACGAACGGGTCAAATACCATCAGTGAACGGATGATATACACGTGCTCGGTATCAGCGTGTTTGATGAACGTCGGCTTACCAAAGTAGTTGTCCTTTGAGTCGACGCAAAAGTCCGGACGACAGATACCAGAGCCATTGACACCGTAGGACAAGCGGAGCTCATTCTTCTTCGAAGGACGCGCTTCAATCAGTCGAGCAATCGCTGGACGGTCGACGAGGAACAACTCCTTCAAGTGAGCGTGTTGCATCTCACAAGCCATCTCTACGATGGTGCGGAAGACGGCCTGTTCCATACGACGGGGAGCGGAAACGGTG